GGTTTTCTGGTTGGTTCTGGCAATACTGGAAGCATAGACGACCTGCAACAGTAATACTATCAATGAAGATAGTATCGTACTTTTGCAGTAGTGACTGCGGGTCACCAAACACTTGGCAAACAGCATCGAAATGGGCAACGCTGTACGCCGCCTCATCGCTCAATGATGGATTGCCGCCACCCAAGAAACAAGCAAAGTCACGGCATTCCTGCCAAGTTCTTGGACGGATAACATCAATAGGATGCCCTTCCAAGGCTGAGTCACCAGCCTCCAAGTCCATAAACAATGTTGTTTCTGGGTTTAATGTTTTGGCTAATGTGGTTTTACCCACACCGCTTTTACCGCAAATCACGATCTTGTGACCGCGCTTTTCAGCCATACGCTGTTCAGCCGAGATGATCTGCATCTTTGTCCTCCTTAATGTCAATGGATACGCCCTGCAACATCACGGTGCGGCATTCAGAAAGAGCCGACTTCACTTCTGGCGGAGCATTCTGAAACTTTGCCTCAGGTACACTGTAAACAGCTTTAGCGTAGAACGATGCTGTCTCAGGATCCATGCAATCAAGCAAGCCCTTCAGCAAGCCCTGATCCCACTCGACCTTTTTGCGTTTGTTGTAGGTAATAATGTAATCACCGTCCTTGATAGAAACCTGACCAAAGTCTTTGCCGTCCATGGCAAGTTTGTGATCAGCTTGCTGCTCAAACATTTCAGTGATGGTGTTATCAATAACCTTCAGTTCTGACTGAATGTCATTGAGATTTTGCTTTAGCTCTTTGCGCCGTGCAAAGAGTAAAGACAAGTCATTGTAAATCGCTTCTGTCATGTAAACCTCCTGATCAAAAGAGATGGTTCGACTAATCTAGGAATGAGATAATCTTTTGTCAACTACTTTTTTTTGTTATTTTTATTTCTATTCCAAAAACAGCCTTCATCAATTTCTTTTTTATTTTAAATTCAGGGGTTTCCACACCCTTTGCATCCTCAACAATTTCTTTTGGACTCTCACCATCCAGACCCATGTCTTGATAGACAAAATCCGCTACATATTGACAAATTTTTTGATCGTTCACCTGGATGTTGTATCTAACCTGTCGTTGCAGATCTTTAATTGCCCCAGCTTTTTCCATGGCATGTAACTGTCCATATCGCTCCGCTTCCCACTTAGAATCAAACTTGATCCCCATGAACTCTGTCTTCTTTGCGTTGAATTTGTTCTTGCGCCCTTTGTAATACATGGTAGTATGTGCCTCAGTTATGGTTATTAATGGGAGTTAGTGTAATGACTGATATCACAAAATACAAGTCTGTTGCCGTGGATATTGCAACATATAATAAGCTTCGTAAACTTGCGGAAACAAACCACAGATACATACGCCAAGAAATCAGCCGTATGACTAGTGAAGCATACAAGGAAAAGTTTGGTGATGCGGTTACAATGGGCTTAGGCGCTGCATCAAAAAAAGAGGCGTGAGATGAAATCAAAGAAAAAAGAAATCAAAGTTGATGTTCTAACAAAATTGCTTGAAGTGCCACCCGTGCCTAGACCATCAAAGTACAAAAAGGCATGGGCGTACATCAGCCCACGGAGACAGGGGAAGGGTAAGTATTCATGAGTAGACCAAATATCATGAGGGGTAGAGATGGCGGCTTAACAACTGAGTCGTGTTACTTATTGCTCAAGCACTGGGTAGAAGAAGATGATTGGAACGGTCAAGACGCCGTTGAGTGGCGCGACATGCTTCGGTACTACACTATTGTCAGGCGCTTACGGGGGACATCGGTTGATCCTAAAATTGAACATCGTATGAATGTTGAGGGGTGGCGCCCAATGTCATGGGAGAACAGGGTCAATTACCCTGAGTTGTTGTAATATGACATACAGTTCATCCAAGACCTTAGTGTTATTGCATCAGTAAACTTGTGCCGTGGAAATCTTTTTGTTTTTTGTTTTTTGCATGTGGGGGCTGGAACAAAAACAACTTCTTCGTTTTCTATGGAAACAAAGGCCATAATGTCTATACTGTCATACGACAGCGGCTCTCTGCTGTCTCTGCCACTGGATACATTGAACTGATATCCTTGCGATGTGGTTTTGTTATGTTTCTTTTTTAACATGCTAGACTTGACTTGTATGCGGAACAACTTCCCGTTGTCCTCTGCAATAAGATCAGTCTTGTCCATGTTTATGATGCGGCATGAAACTCCTATCTTCAGAAGGCGTAAGGCGCATATATATTCGCCAATTTCGCCATTCTTGTAGGAGAGCATTCCCATTAAAGGAACTGTTTAACTCTATCACGTTTGTTGAGTTTCTTTTTATGGCGCCCAGGTCTCTTCCGATTTCGTTTGCCATAATCCAGCCTTGAACTAATTTTAATTGCCATCAGCCAATGCCCTCATGCGTTGCACTAAACGCTCGCTGCGTTTTCCTACTTGCGAATACCAAGCCGAATCGACCATCTCGTCTGCAGCCTTATTGAAATCCCGCGCATCAACCCCGCGTTTCATCCCGCGAAACTTTTTCATTCGAGGAAGGCCCATGTTGAACATCATGTTTGCTACGATCAATTGTACTTCTTCTGGGAGCTCGTAGAAGTCATCATACAGTGTAAGGCAGTCACTCAATGTCACCTTGATGTCTTCCTTAAAGCACTCATCAACCCGTTCTTCTGACACATCTGTCCCGACAGGACTACCGTACTCTGGGTCATCTTTCTTGATGAGGTGCCCGATACCGAATGTAGGATAGCCAAGGTGATCAAGATACACTTGATGTCGAACCCCCTCGTCTAGAGCGAGTTCTTTCTTCAATTGTTCTATATTCATCTGTTAAGGAGCTCCAAGTTTTTGAACCCGATACCCAGCGTTCTTGCAACTTCTGGGTCTGTCGCCGCCATAGTCTGTAACGGAGAGCGTGTGCTAGTGGGTGGTGTAGGTGCTACAGGAGCCACAGGCTCTGTTACGTCTACTGCACCTATGCCAGATGATTGCACTGGCTGTGGGGATCGCACGGGTTGCGTAGGCGCCACGGAGGGTTTAAAGCCTTCGTATCCTATGCTGTCTATATAAGCCTGTGTTGCTGCCTGTGTTCCTGCTCGTCTTGCCAATCCGATGCCAGTGAACGCAGCGTCAAAAGCAGAGCCTATTTTTGAGCGAGCTTGATCTGCCGTAGCTTTACGAAGTTGTCCATTAGCAAAAAACTTCATGGCTCTTTCGCTACTAAACATATTAGCAGTAAAGCCCATTCTCGCCCTAGCGCCAGCTTTACTAATTGGATGCGCTGCATATTGAGCCGCAACGATAGCGCCCTCTTTACCAACATCGCCAAGATAAGCGAGATCAGCGGCAAAACTACGAATATTATCTGCCTGTTCTTTACCGATTAAAGCATCTAAGGCGCCCTTTTTGTATGTCTTGTTAACCAGCCTATCAAGCTCTAAGGCCTTACTTGCGCTAGAAAACACATCATCGCCGACAGTGCTAACAATTTCGTTTATGGCATAGTTTCGTATTACGTCTAATGCTTCTGGATCTTTCTGGAAAAAACGTATGAATTTATTAATCTCAGTCACGCTACGAGATGGGTTTGTAATATAACGTGCCGCATCTTCTGGGCTCAGAACGCCTGCATTGAAATCACGAATAACCTTCAGATCTTCTGCCGCTCCAAGGGCTCTTTTTGCATCTACCAGTTCCTGCAATTTAGCAACCATACTGCCATCTGGAGAGGTCTGAGCAATACGAGCAACTATATCTGCATCAATTCTATTTGGTCCAGCTTCTGCGATAGTTTTAGACAGGTTCTTGACTTGTCCCCACTGATCACCGAACAAAACTTTTCCCGTTGACCCTAATGAATCAATTTGTGCTTTGAATCGCATTCCGTTAAATGTATTTGGGCTCATCACATCAATGCCAGTGCGTTGCATAGCATCATCAAGGTATGCTCGTGCAAGTTGTGAACGAACCAAATTTGAGTCATCAACCGCATTGAGGACTGCTTTAAGGCGCTCTGGTGAGTTTGGTCTAATAACTTTCTTAAAAAACTGATCAACACTAAATCTTGGGTCTTTAGCTGCGCCTTTCATGCTTCTGACAATACCAAACTTCTGAAGGTCATCAAATACTTTTAGACCCTCGCGGTATGTTCTAAAGGCTGAATCTCTTTGCTGAACAATTTCAGAAAATAATTTCTTTTGGTCTGGTCTAATACCTTTGATTGAGTTCAAATTAAATGATTCAAGGCTTTGGTCATAAGCGCTGCGTAACTTGAACAATTGTTCGGTTGCAGATGCGGAAAGGTTACCCTCGAACAACGCATCGTTAACTATTTTTCTTTGATTGGCGATTTGCTCAAAGGATGCTACACCCTTTTGTCTCTTGGCCATATCTTCAACGCCGCGTATCACTTGTTGTACTTGGCTAGGCAAAATAGCTCTTGATCCAACAAGATCTTCTAAATCTTTAGCTGCGCCTTCAATCAGGTTAGTTGGTATAACTCTAGCCTTTCCACCCTCTTTTACTATGCCAGTTGCGGATTCAGTAAACTCAAGCTTACCAAGCAAGTCATCCATGATAGAGAACTCACGACCACTTTGTCGGCTGAAATTTTGAAACGCACTGATGATAGAACCAAGAACCTCATCATTAACATCAAAGCCCTCATCTAGTGATCGCTCAATAACATCAATGCTATCTCGAACGGCCGTCATAGCCGCTTCTTCAGCTTCCTTTTGGGCTATTTTTAATTGATTAAATTGCCGACTAGTAACATTAGCAAATGCATTCCCCGCATCACTAACATCAACAGCATCTCCTAAAGCCCTTTTTAATTCATCTGCCTTATTAAGTGCAAACTCAGTGTTTCTAAGCTGTCTATTAATATTGCTTGTAGCCCCTTCAGACAACTTCTGGGCATATGCAATTGCTCTTGGCGCCCCAAGACGCTCTAAGCTCGGCGCTGCGCCCTCATCAATCAGTCGCAAGCCGCGTTCAGCACCTTCTTGTGTCGCTTCTGTCAATGGCCTAGACACAAACCTTCCCGTGCCACCTACAACCCCCCTAACTGCTTTAAATGTTCCAACAGTTACTAAATCAACTGTTCCCGCGATTGCCGCTTCAGTAACAGCATCTGTTGCTACTTCGCCAAGACTTTGCTTTTGAATGCCGAGAAGTGATTCTACTCCTTCTTCAGCAAGCTGACCAACGGCAGCACCAATACCAGCACCTGCCGCTCCAGTTGCAACACTTCCCCAACCAAGACCAGCACCAGCGCCTATAATGCCGCCAATGACAGAGCCGACTGTTTCTGGAACAACACCAGCTAGATCAGCAACGTCACCAAAACTAAACCCTTCGTCTTCAATGACAAGGTTTTTTCCGACATAATCTATGCCTCTGATTTCTTGACCTTTTTCTGTAAGGGCAAGGCGACCTTGAGCATCACGAGTGTACCCCTCAGGCCCAACAGCTTTAGCTAATATAGCTTCGCTTTCCTCATCTGTTTCAGCAAAAGACATAAGCGCTCTAAGAGCAGAATCTGCCCCAGTTTTATAATCAAAATTTTTATTGTCTTTTTTCGAGAAAGCACCAGCTACTTCAGAAACTGGTCTAATTGCACCAAGAGACGGTTCCGCAAAAAATGTTTTACGAATAGCCGCCGTTTCTTCTGCTGTTGGACTATCCCCAGCAATCTGAACTTTTTTTATTCCTTCAGGAGTTTGGACTTGGATGATACCCATAATAAATCCTATTATTGCATCACATAAATTTCTTCGCCTGACTCATTTTGAGTTGGCTTCAGAGTTTGTTGTCCTTGTTGTGGGGCTGATCCTTTGTTGGCATAAAAATTTAAAGTTTGAATACCTTGTTGAACATCTTTCTTACCAGTTACAACAATAAGATCATAAACTTCAGTTAGAGCAAGTTTTAATGCCTCTGGGTCAGTTGTCATGCCAAGGGCACCAACAATTTCTCTAACTCTTTCACGGTCACCATCAGATATAGTTTTTCCAGCCTCTCCAAGGATGGCAGGAGCTTTCTTTGCCGCTATTGAGTTTAATATATATTTTACTTTATCAGTTTCCGTTGCTTGATCCGATAAATTTAGCCCCAAAGCATTGCCAAAACTTGTTATAGAATCCCCAATTTGACCAGGCATTGTTACAGCACCGCTGTCTGTAATAGAAAATGCCTCGCCAATCTGATTGGCAAATTTGTCTAAATCTCTATCCATTGACGCCAGTCTATTATAATAAATATCATATTCTGCAAGATTAAAACGACCATGAGGGGCTGCGTCTGGGCCTTTGTAATTTCCATCAACCCTCTGAACGCTAATCCTAAGATCTTCAGGAGCATCTGTGAACAAAGAAATATCAGAATAGCTACTGGCATACTTATTGCCATATTCTGGTTCTTTAGTTAAGTTCTCAACCATTGTTTCATACATACTTACGGGTATGATTTCATATTCTTTATTGAAATCTTCATTTGTATCAAGATTATTCAATTCATACGAATTAAGACGAGTTAATCTACCTTTATCAAAATTCTTAACAAGGCCAGAAACACCGCCTTCCCCGCGAGGAACAATATAATATCCCTCTCTTGCCATAGCCGCTGCTTGGTCTTCTTTCTTGCGGCTGATAGCGTATTCACCAGCTTTCGCACGAATAGCCTGAGCTTGTTCTCTAGCCTTCTGAAGGGCAGGCATAGCCTTCTCACCAGCTTCACCAACAGATGAAAGCATTTCGCCTACATCAAAGCCTTTGCCAGCTTTGTTCTGCATAAGCGCCAATCCAAAAGCCATAAGAGCCATCTTGTTGTCAGGCTCACCAGAAACATCTAGTCCAGTCGCTTCACCAAATTCTTTGATGTAATCCTCATAGGTTCCCGGCTCCACGCCTGGACGAGCTAATTTAAGATACTCATCCATAGCTGTTTGTACCGCTTCCTTGGCGGAATTATCAACGCCTTTCTTGCGCTGATATCCCTTAGGCCCTGCTGTATCTGGCTGGGCCTGTTCTGCGGTAGGTGCCCCTGTTGTATCTTGATCTTGTTGCACTTCTTCTTGACCAAATTCTGGAGGACCCGCTTCAGTTCCACGAACTTCAGATTGACCATAGAAACCTTCTGCTGGCTGAGATACTGTCGAACCAGCGTCCTCGAATATATCTATTAAAGTAGGATCATCCCGCAAGAACGGGGATATAGTTTGTTGTTGTGGCGTTGCAGGAGCATTAAGTTCTCTTAGAAGATCACCTATGGGTGAAACATCCTCATAAGCGCCTGTGCTTTTGCCAATCTCTAAAGCCTGTTCAGCCATGGGTGAAAATGAACCACCAAAAGGCCCTTGGATATCAAAATTCTTAGGATCTATAATGCTCAATCCTCTTTCTGCTCTTGCTTTATTGAGCATATCCAATGGATCGGCGCCAAGAGAAACATTTGGCGTTTGAGTAATGCCAGTGCTTTGGCCTTGCATAATATAAGGATCGCCTATAGCCATTTATCTACCTCAAGCTGATTTAGCGCCGCCACCAAAGGGCTGTACGCCCTGAAGAGCGGTGTAAGCGCCAATTCCAGCTAAAAATGGGTTGGTGGACGGTGTTGTCGTTGATTTAAACGTGCTAGACAAGTCAGAGCTAGGCATTCCTTTCAGAAGCTGTTGACCAATCTGCATACGAGTATAAGGTTCTTGCGCTGTCTGCAAGAGGTTCTGACGCTGCGCTTCAAGTACACGCTGTTGCTGTGACTGACCAAGACCACCAAGCTGTGTTAGCATACTTAGGTCAGCACGCCCTAATTCGGATCCTACGCGCCCTATATCGGCTGTTGTGCCTGCAAGGGTACCATAAGCCTGCCCAATGCCGCCCATAAGCTGTGCGCCCCTCTGAGCGGCTTCTAGTGCCTGTTGATAACCAGATGCACGAAGTTGACCAGCAGTGCGAGCTTGTTGCTCAAGAATGTTGCGGCCAAGTTCTCCTTCAGCAACAGCTTGTCTGGAGCCACCAAAGGCGCCAGAACCCACGGCTTTAGCCGCCAGCCCTTGTTGCTGGATATCGCCAGCACGAGAAATATCAGCCATGGCTTGGTCGATGACTTGTTGCTCGTATGGGTTATAATACTGAGAAATGGCTTGTCCGGGCTGCATTAAAGCGCCAAGACCAGCGCCTAAAGCGGCTTGACCGCCATAAGTTTGACCAGCCGCACCAGCCATAAACGGCTGATATGTGCCAACCATATATGGAGCCATATTGAATGCTTGTTGCTGTAATGGATCAAACCCAGCAACTTGCTGTTGTGGCAAAGCAATAGGCTGGTCGAGAAGACCGGGCGCAGTCTGTGTTTCGCCATCAAAGGTGCCAAAAGCTGTACCAAGGAGGCGCTTTTCTAGACCTTCTAGATATGGAGCAAGGCGTTGTACTTGTTCTACGGTTGAGACTGCCATCACGCCATCCTTTCGAACTTATTCATCATATTATACATTTTATCTATGCCTTCGCGCAAGTTCCCATTTCCAGCACCCTTTACAGCGTCACGGGTCATGACAAACTCGCCAGCCATAAGCATAGCAGGCACATCGTCCTTCTTGCCTGACCCTTCAGAAGGATCTATTCCACCGTTACGGCGGGGGAAATAACCGCCATCAGCCGCATAAGTAATGCCGCCTAATTGACCACCAGGACCGCCTTGTCCATACGGACGGCGCTCAAATGAACCACGGCCATCTTCTTCTTCCTCGTCTCCAGCAAGCAAGGTCGCCAACAAGCCAGCAGCCAATCCTTCGCCTAACTGGGTATTCATAAGTCTGAAAAGAAGGTTTCCTTTATCAGATCCCGCGAAACCAGTGCTTTTTAATAACTCGCCAGACAGGGTGTTTGCCTCTGCCCCAGGAGCCGCCCCCCTAAATGCAGAAGCAATTCCAGAAGACTCTGCGCCTGTTGTGCCTGGTGTATAGGGAACTCTTGCCGCCGTTGATGAGGCAGGGCCTATTCCTTTCGGAACCATGGCTTGAGCTGTAGTATCTCCAGCGACTGGCGCCGTTGCGCCACTCATAAATTGACCGCCAATACCACCAAGCAATGCAGAGCGAAGAGCATCCTTTGGCTTTTGACCAAATGCTAAACCACCTATGCCAGATGCTAAGGCGGATCTAATAAATGGGCTTGCCGCTGCGGAAGAAAGCCCTATGCTTTGCAACGCCGTCCCAGCCGCAGGCCCAAGAAAAGCTCCAGCCGCTATTGGCGCTGCAACTTTTACAATATCTTTTAGCTTAAAACCCATTACGTCACCACCTTTACCGTACCAGCATCATTATACAGTGCTCCGCTCTCAAGTCCAGTAGGGGAGGTCGGAAGATCTGTCAAAGTGATTTTTGTTGCACGAAGCTCCCCCGGAGTCCGTTCTTGTGAAATAAATATCTCCAATGCCCTCAACAAATCAGCCATATACTGTTGGCTATAATCCACAGGTGCTTCTGGTAATCGTGGTGGTGCAATACTAACCTGTGCCATTATCTCTTTCCGTCTTCTCGTATGTCGATCCGTGGACTACCAAGCTTCCACCTCGCACCTAGAGCCTCTGACTCCACCCTCATGGCAAAGGATCTGCCCCGTGCCCTCATATATAACTGGTTGGTGAAGTTCTCCACAGGGGATGATGCCGTTCTTGTCACCGTGCCAGTGCTGTCATCTGAAAACGATTGACCCGGAAAGTCCCTCGTTTTCAATGTAAAGGTAGCTTGCGGCGATGACAAATTGGTTGACCCGTTAAATGTCAAGTCAGGGATGATCCTTCTGACATAAAGAAACTTGTCACCATCACCAATGTCGATTGGCGCAGACTCGATAAAGGAGTCCATAGCTACGCCATCGTTATCATACCCAAGCTCGTGGTTGTACAAATACCCACCGCCAGCAGCAATAGGATAGGACCGAGTACCGCGATCCAGCCATGCCGAACGAGTGATTGCCCCGTAATACCACACCTTTTCATTGTAGTTGTATATCACATAACGGTCATTTTGACCATCACCGCCGTTAGCGACAGCGTTAGTGTCAGAAGGATACAGCCAAATTACTTCGCCAAACTCAGAATTAATCCCAGCATACACCTTGTCCGTCTGGTTGAGGTTGAAGTCAAGGAATACCTTGTCTTTTACAGGGCACGGAAGCTGCTGTGTTTGACCAGCATAGATATAGAAGTTATCAATACCCATCCAGAACACAAAGTCTTCGGTAGCAACAGCCGCATTTGGACCCATGATGG